CTATATTATCTGCATACAAGATGTTGTTATCTTTGCCTAATATCTTTCCGTTTCTATAATTATTTGGGTTGTTTCGGTCTTTTATATGTTCTAGGAAGTTATCAGGAACTTTAGAGTTTTCTTTGATGTATATGTTTCCGCAAGACATACAGCTGCTTAGGAAGTTCTCTCCGACTGTGGCGTTATATTCAATGTTGATACTTCCGCAAGACTGACATCTTCTTAGGAAGTACTCTCCGACCGTGGCGTTTTCATAGATTGAGATATATCCGCAATACATACAGTTACTTAGAAAGTTGTCTCCTACAATGGCGTTTTCATAGATTGAGATGCTTCCGCAAGACTTGCAGTTACTTAGGAAGTTCTCTCCGACCGTGGCGTTTTCATAGATTGAGATATATCCGCAATACATACAGTTACTTAAGAAGTTCTCTCCGACCGTGGCATTTGATTCGATGTAGATACTTCCGCAAGACATACAGTTACTTAAGAAGTTCTCTCCGACCGTGGCGTTTGATTCGATGTAGATACTTCCGCAAGACATACAGTTACTTAGGAAGTTGTCTCCAACTACGGCGTTTTCTCTGATTGAGATGATTCCGCAAGACTTGTAGTTACTTAGGAAGTTCTCTCCGACCGTGGCGTTTTCTCTGATGTAGATGTTTACGCAAGACATACAGTTACTTAGGAAGTTGTCTCCAACTACGGCGTTTTCTCTGATGTAGATGTTTCCGCAAGACTTACAGTTACTTAGGAAGTTGTCTCCTACAACGGCGTTTTCTTTGATTGAGATGATTCCGCAAGACTTACAGTTACTTAGGAAGTTGTCTCCTACAACGGCGTTTTCTTTGATTGAGATGATTCCGCAAACCTCTATGATGTTTTCAGGCAACGGCTTTGTAAACTCTTTTGTTATTAATAGATTATTTGTTATTACAAAGTTTCCGTTTTTATCTTGTTCTGCATTTATGTTATTGTTCTGCTCATCCAATAATTCCTGTAATTCTTTTAAACTCATTTAAATCACCATTTCTATTCTCATTATATCATATAAACGCAAGCTTTCCAAGTAATTTTGATATCATTTTTGATACGTTAATGTTGATTAAACTAAGTTGACCCTGATTTTTCACACAACTTTTTGGTTTTCAAAACCTCTATTATTCTCATCATATTTTGCCATTCTTAGTCCCTACAACTAATTTTATTATACCACTTTTCTGTTCATTTTTCAAGTGGGATTTGTTTAGTTTTTGGGGTGGAAGTCAAATCACTACCCAATATTAAGAAGTCTTTCCTTTAATTCTTCTGTTATCTCTATTTTGCCAATAAATGCTTCTTTATCAAATATTCCCTGCTCCTTAAGTGCGAACAATTCACCTATGTCATTTATTTGTAGCTTTTCTTCTGATTTCCTGTTTAATTCAGATGTTATGTCTATTTCAGAATTTGCAAATTTTAATGCTGTTTCTGTCGAAAATCCTATTTGCTTTGCCAATAATGCCATTTGCATATTCTTATATGTGTCTACAGGCAAATTTCTATGCAGTATGATTTCTATCATTCTAAAATCATATTCAGTTTGATTTTTAAAATTTATTCTGTTTGTTATCAATTCCCACATTCGTTTTAACCCTTTTTTAAGTATTCCGTCAGGCGTTATTGCATACTGTTCTTGACTGTCAAACTCAATTCTTTTACTGTCTCCGCTCTGTGCAGATGCCATGCTCGCTTTATTCATATTTGGTATTCCAATTATCGCAAATATATCATTCAAATATCTGTCTGCTACCGCTAATGTTTCTATATGCTGCGGATCTCTATATAGCCATTCAAGCTTAGTTAACCCATTCATTGCTAAAAATCTTGACTCAAGTATTCTCTTTTCTTCTGCTATACGTTCTTGTATATCAATTGGAGGATTCCATCCTATTGCTATTAATTTAGCGCTTACTGCGTTGAAATACATCAAGAATCTTAATCCAGATATTGCATCTTCATACGCATCAATCAAATCCAATACAGGCTCATATACCGCTAATCCGTCAGGCTGTTCAAACGGTATTATCGGTACATCATTCCAATGCATTTCTTTTATTGTCATTTCTTCAAGTTCTCCGCTTATTGGTGAATAATCATAGAATTTATATGGTTTTCCTGTTTCTGTAAATATTCGTCTGCTCGTATCCGTGATTATCTCAATCTTCTTATTTAATTCGCCTTTATCATCTTCAACTTCATATATTCTTACCATTGCAACAGGATACGGTGGTATCCCATAATCGTAAAACACTACTGTATCTCGGCTGTTAAGTGATATATACTCAATCTCATTGTTGTAATTCTCTGTAACATATATATATCCTGCTCCTGTTGTCAAATAATCATGCACTACATCTGTTATCGCATTCTTGGCATCATTATATCTTACTATATCGTCAATTATTTCCTGATATTTGTCTGATTCTTCACTGTTTCCATTTGTGTTCCTTGATATTACTGTGTATTCAGGCGGTTTCCCTGTCAAATATCCTTTTAATTTTGTTACTATCAAATATTCCCACGGTACTATCGTACTTGATAATCCTGTTAATTCATCAATTTTTTTGTCACTCTTCATTATTTCTGTTCCTTTTTCTTTTCGTATATACCGTTTGTATAATTTTTTTCTATGTTCTAATATTGACTCTACTTCTTTAATTATATATTCTATCTTTTTTGTTGTTATGTCTATAAACCATTCTTTTTCTTTTTTTAACATTATTCATTCATCTCCTAAATATATTTGCTAAACTTAAACTTATCGGTGTTATTGTACAACTGTTTCCTTCATCAAGTATTCTTAATGCACTCGCTAATGAATCTATAGCATCATCATGTTTTGCTCCGTTGAAATACTGCATTATCTGCCGTATATACTCTCTGTCTGTTTCATCCAGAAATATTATATTATTCCAATGCTTTATTATATATTCAGTTATTTTTTGATGTTTACTTTTACTCTCTCTATACTTTGTCGTCATTACTCCTTTTCTCTCTATCTCATCTGCCAAAAATCCCTCGTCTTTATTTATCTCAGTATGTACCCTGCCTGTCTTATAATATTTAACTTTTTCCAAAAACTCATTTAGACAATTCCTTATGTCTCCTTGCTCTATCATTCCATATACGTATATGTTATTCCCTTTTTTATTCAATAATGTTAATGCCGAAAAATCACTGCTCAGTATCTGACTGTATGCCGCATCTATATGCGCTACCCCTCCAATCAGTAATTCTTTTTGCTCTTCTTCACTATATCCTAATTCCGTTTCTATAAATCTTGCTGGCGCTAATGTTATTTTTGCTTTTGTCGCTGTATGCTTTAATTCATAGTTGCATTCAAATAATCCCGGCTCATACTCATTTTCTTTTCTTGCTTTCTCTATCTGTTCTTCTGTCATTAGTCCTGTCGTGTAACAGTCGTAATACTTCTTATTAGGCATTACTAACTCTAAACAATCCTCATAATGCCATGGTGTCGCTGTATGATATTTATATGAACCGTCTTTTATTAACTTGCTAAACTCTAAGTAACTTCTTATCGTTTCTATTCGTATCCGCTCTGAATATCTATCATTCTTGTCTGTTATATCGTCAAACCATATGAAATCATAGTGACCTCCTGTTGCGCTCGACCCTATAGCCATCCCTGTCAATTGCTCAGTTCCTGTTATTCTATTCGTCAAATTTGTAGTTATCGACATTGTCGTTCTTTTTGTAAATTCTAATTCTATTCCATATAATATCCTAATTATTTGCCTTGTTATTTCATGATTTAATATATTGTATATCGTACTTATTATCTCTGCTACCTTGCTCTCTACTTTCCTTACAAATAATATTGTCAAATTAGGCTGCAATATCATCTTTATTGACACTCCTATCGCTCCACACGTTGTCTTCTTGCTTCCTCGATGTGCTACTAATGTCTCATCTTGTATCGGTGTTATTACATTCTTAATCCACTCATTATGCATTTCCGTAAACTCTACAGTTTGCTCATGTGACATCTCTAGCATATCTGCAAACTTTGACGGATATTCTATAAGCATTTCTAGTATTTCTTCTTTGCTCATTGCTTTTTTATCCTGTTTATATATTCTTTTATGCTTAGTTTCTCTTTTTCACATCCACAATGACCGTACTTTTTTGCTTCTTTTATTGTCATTACTACTGTATTACCGCATTTGCATTTGAATTTTCCTATATATCCTAAAGATAATGTATCTTCTATTATTTCTATTAATTCTAATTTTATATACTTCTTTTTGAAGTTTTTTATGCTTATTTTTTCATTCATTTTTTTCTCCTCCTATTACTCCTATCTCTATTATCCTCTTTGCCGCTTCTTCTTTCTTTTTCTCTCTTATATTCTCTATCATTTTCGCTATTTTTTCTTTGTTTTCATTGTTAGGTTGTGTTTCTTTTCTTTCTATTGTTTCAAATCCCGCTCTGCTTAATATCTCTTTTGCCGCATTTAATCTTATTTGCGGTATCTCATTGTCAAGTAAATCTATTAATGTATCTATTGATTTCGATACCGCTCCTGTTATTCTTTCGTAATTTTCATAGAATACAACTTGCTTTTCTTTATTGTATTCCTCTATATAATATGGTTCTTTTAACCAGTCTCTTATGTCTTTTAATCTTATTCCTAATAACTCCGCTGTTGCCGCATGACTATATCCACAGTATACCATGTATAATATTGATTGCTTTTGTTTTTCTGTTAATTCTTTTACTATCTCTACTTCGTATTTTTTTTCATTTGTTTTCAATCAATATCACCATCTTTCGTTTTTGTTATTTTGTTTTATTATTTGTTGTTTTTTATTTCTTCTTTTTTTCTCTTTGCTTCGCCTCCTCTTATATGTCTTTCTTTTTTGTTGGTTTCCATTACTTCCCTATATTTTTGATATAGTTCTTTATCAGTTTTTTTTAATTTTCTTTCTATATATTTATATAATGTATCATGTATTATTTGTTCTTCTTTTTTTTTACTTTCATTATACTTATCTGTCGATTCTCTTATTGTACACCCTGTTTCTATTATCGTTCTTAACACTTCTTTTATTTTTTCATCATCTATTTTTTTTCTCATTTTTTACTCCTTTTTTATCAAATTCTCCTAAATATTTCAGTATTGTCATATATATGTCATGTTTTTCTCTCCTTGTTCGATTGTCTTTTATAAACCACATTATTACTTCTTTTTCTATATCTTTATATTCATTATACCCTTTCTTCTTAAATTCCTTTTCATATTTAATCCTATATTCATTAAACTTTTTATTTGCAAAATATCCTATTTCGTATATTTTATTATATTCATCAAATAAATCCCATGATTTTTCCTCACTTAATTTTATCATTCTTTTTCTTGTGTGCTTATATATCTTTTTTTTCATTTTAATTACCTCTTTTTTTATAAAATAAGCTTGTCTATATTTTTTATTATATCATATAGTTTTGGGATTGTCAAGTGTTTTTAAGTTAATGCTTGTATTTTTGGATTTTTTTATAAAAAATTTTTTGAGGGGTTGAGATGCCCCCACCCTCCATGTTTTAAATCGGGTGGTAGGGGGGTGGGCGATGTGTTGTGTCGTCCAGCATTGGCGTCGTCCAGCATTGGCGTCGTCCAGCATTGGCGTCGTCCAGCATTGGCGTCGTCCAGCATTGGCGTCGTCCAGCAT